CTAGTTCAGTTTGTTGTTCGTTACCTAAATTTTGAGCATTTATGGCTTGCTGGTTCTGAGAACGCTGTATTGCCGCTTGCTGTTGGTTTTGGAGATTCGCCATTTTTGTCTGCTGTGTTTGAGCCGCAGAAGTAATCATAGCGTCCTGTGCAAACTGGCTTTGAAGCACTGACATCTGCTGTGCCATCTGAGCCGTCTGAGAACCCGCTGTCTGACGATTAGCGGTGTTTTGTAGCCTTCGTTGTGCGTCTAGGTTAGCCTGCTGTACATTAGCCTGTTGCTCATTTGAGAGGTTCTGAGCGGCTCTCTGCTGTAGTGACTGTGCATTAGATTGAGCCATAGGCAAAGCACTTTGAATAATAGAATTAAACAAAGCATCTCGACCCACTGTAGAAGCATTTAAACCTCTTTGGCGCATCATAGTATTTACTTGTTCTACTGCTGGCCTAGCCCACACAGGAACTTCACCGTCTTCAATACCACCAAGAAGTGTTTCCATCTGTGAAGATACAAGAGCTTCTGTAGGTAAGGCCGCAATAGCCGCACGTACTTCTATAGGCTCGTCATCTATTTGAGCCTCTACAGTTGCAGGATCTTCTACGATGGTTGCACTAAGCTCTGGAGGAATCTCTCCAACTGCGGCAATCATTTCAGCCGCCTCACCCTTAGCCGCTGTACCTTTTACTTTACGTATTTTAACCGCTTCATAATTTACTTTATCAAGTATTTCAGACGCTTTTCCATCTTCAGCCGCATCACCAAGAATAGCTTTTCTTTCAGAAAATTCTGCTTCTCTTGTGGGTGCTACGTCTGTGACATTACCTGTAACTTTATCAACATACGCGCCGTCAGAAATTTCGTACTGTGCGGCATCTTTTGTTAAAGCGGCCTGTTCTTGTGCGGTATCTCTTTCAGCCGCTACAGCCCTTTCAGTAAGATCCTGTCGTTGAAACTTAGCAATTGCGTCATCACTCAGTGTTCCTTGAGCCGCTTGGACTTGTGGAACATCTGCCATGTCAATAAGTGTTGGGTCGTATGTAGCCGCCTCAACTTTTTGTGGGGCCGATACAGATGTTACAGTACCTTGTGCCGCATCGCCCACAACAGGTATTGGAGACTCAACCCTAGTAGGTTGCGTTGGAGGCCCACCTGTAATAACAGGGGCTGTAACAGCATTAGTAGATTGCATTTCTGTTGATGAGCTTGTTGCTAGTGAATCTTTTGGATCAACAGCATCTTGAACAGCATTAAAAGTTGCAGTAAAGGCTTGTTCTGGCGTTGTCTTTGTAGATTCTTTTGTTTCTGGCTCAGGCATAGGAGGCTTTTTTGTCTGTTTTGTTTTTTCTTTACGACCTCCAGCATTTAAAGCCACTCTACGAATCCCTCCACGACTAGCACCATCACGCTCTTTTTCGTCTTCTTCATCGTCATCCTTACCAAGATCAGGTATATTCACTTTAGTAGGTTCTTTCATTTCTGTAACGGGTGTAGAATATACTTCTTCGGCATTTACATCTGTTGTTTCTGGGGTATAGCGCAAGCTTTCAGGAAGATCCTCTACTGAAGCTGGTTCAGGATACTTAAAGCTGTCCCACACAGAAGAACCGGGAGCCTTTCTTTTAGAATCTTTAGAAGGAACATAAAGAGAGCCGTCTTCTGTCTGAGGTGCACCAGTAGTTGCGCCAGTACCAAGCTTAACAGTACCCCCAGTACCGCCTGTGTTTAAATAGACGATTTCACCATTTATAAGTATGTAAGGCTTGCCTTCTTCATCAATTTTAACATCAGGAAAACCTGAATATGCCTTAACTCTTTGAGGCTTCTTATGTCTAGCGACCTTTCTTACTCTTTGCTTTTTAGCCATTTATATATTCCTCAGTACGACCAGATCGCAGGAGATGGAAAAGCCTCTTCTGCTATATCTAAATGTATAAATCGTCCCTTTCCTTTTTGATTTACACCTATTCTTTTTACACCATACTTCATGGCAACCTCAAGAACCTTTAAAGCTTTATCTCCGCTTACGGCTATATCAACTGCACAGCCTGTTGTATGTGCGCCTACGCGACTTTTAGAAGCCTCTATAGGATGTTCAACACATCTGTAACCAGAGCTAATAACAAAAGGAAAATCACATTCTTTTCTAATGTTATTTAAAACCTTTAAAAATTCTTCATCAAACTTATATGCACCACAGTGTTGACAAGACAATTCTTCTTTAGTAAAGTAATTCATTCTTTTCTTGCTATTTGTTTATCTGCACCAAGAAACAAACCAAAAGAACCTGTTAAAGCACCTGTCATTACAGACACTAAAGCACTTTGAGGTATAGAAACTTGATCGGCAGGAATATCCATAAACCATTCTACTACGCGATATGTCATTATTAGCATCGTCAACATAAACAAACGTTGTATAATTCTCCAACGATCTAACATTTCTGGTGTCATTAGTCTCTTGCAACCTTTTTAGTTTTCTCTACAGTTCGCATAGCTCCTAAGCCAAGCATACCCAATAACACAGGCATCATTTCACTTATATCTAAATTAGGCATTATAACTTCTATACCAGACAAAGCACAAGCAAAGTTACCGATAGGCACGATAATAAAATTAAACCCCATACCGGCAACGCAAATCCAACCTGTCGCTGGACGCCATCCAGACACAAAGATACTAGAGTGTTTAGCTTCTTCACGATTAATTGATATTTGTTCTTTAGCCAATTCATGGGAGTGTCTTGTAGCCATTGTAGAAATTTCATGTGCAAGCCTCGCTTTTTCATCTGCATCAGGAATAAATTTATCTAACAAGCCCGTGACAGGGCCAATCAATACATCTAACATATTAGTTTCTGTCCTTGTTTCTAAAGCCTTGCACTGTGTCTGTTTCCCATATACGTATAGCTACCCATACAATAGTAAACAGAGCAGATATAGGTGGTAGTATTGCACCAAGAGTGCCTAGCATAGTACCAACACTCATAACATCAACTATTTGTTTTGCAGACTCATCCATTATTCAACCCCTGTATAATACTAATGGTAGTCCAGACAATCCCAGCAGAAACAAGTAACCCCGTAACTATTGCTGATACATCTAGCATTTTTCGTTGTCTTCGTCTCTGTCGGTAGATCAACTGCTCACGTTTAGCTCTGATGTCCCGACGCATTTGCATCATTTCTTTGTACGTCTCTTTACCATAGGCGTACATGATTAGTTCTCTGATCTGCTTCTCTTGTTCTTGTACTTTCTTCTTAGCTATGACAGAGTTGAGGGCAGTAGCTTCAACTGAGTCACCGTCAAACATCTTCTTAAACAACGGTGGGTTTTCTGCTTCTTTCTCTGCTTCTCGTAAGTCAGAAACAAAGCCGTACCACTGGCCTAGCTTCTTAGCTACGTGTTCAAGTTCAGCGCCTCTAGATACAAGAACTTCTACACCCTTGAATGCAGTAGACGCCATAGCAACTAAAGATAAAGGATCCATTCATTTTTGACCTAAAAGTTTTTTAATTTTTTCTTGTTGCTTTAAAATTTCTTCTTGTTGTTTTTGTAGTTTTAAAAACTGTTTATCTACAGGCGATAACTCTGGCAACGGTATTACATTGTTTTTTTTCATGGTTTCGTAGGCCATGTGATAGTTCCGGGAAAGTCTGTCTGCTGTGGTACATCACGTAGAGCCTGTCTGTAGGCCGTCATAGCGTCTGTCATGGACACATCAGATAACCCGTAGTGGTCTGTAGCCTTCAGCAGATCGTCCCGTGTAGAGCGTTCTGTGGCTTCTAGGGCGGCATTGTCAGCGGCAGTCTTGGCGTCCTTTTGATCTTGTACGGTAACAGTGATAGTTTCAGTGCTTTGGTAACTATCGTTATCCTCGCTAGGAACTTCATTGCCATCAGCATCTACATAACGCTCGTAGCTATACTCTTGGAACATATCAGTTTCTGTCCAAGCGTGTACCCAGTTGCCGTTAGCGTCTTGCTCTACACCGTTGCGTACAACAACCTTGTAGTCTTCAGACGGGTCGGGCTTAGGTGATGTTAATACCGGAGCAATACCTAATGCTTTGTTGACGTTTGCGTTCCACACTTTAGGCAGTGAAACATTTGGATGCATACTACGGATTTGGCCTTGAGTTTTAACCTCACCCGTTGATCTTATGCGATATTCCGACATAGTTGATTCTCCTATGCGATTGCTAAAAAGAAAAAAGTGCCAGTAGCAATACCACTCGCAACGGTAAAGCCAGCACTATATGGGTCAATGTAATCAGTGCTTGTTACTTGCCCAGAAGTACTATTTAAGAAAAAGTATGGGTCATTTCCTGTAACAATACCTCTAACAGTATCGTAAACCGTCCAGTTACCTGTGCCTCCACTTACTCTTTTCCAAAGAACAAACCTAGCACCATTAGAAAATCCACAATCTACATTAGTCGTATCACCTGACGTTCTAGTAAATGTTCCAACTTTTGAAATGCCTTCAGCAGAGGCAAACAAATAAGCAATATGCGTATCTGAAGTAGAACCATCAACACCAGTATTTCCGCTTCCTGTCCTAAAAACTGAATCCGTTGCTACAGTTGCGTTTGTTCCCCATAGGTTACTGGATGAGGCTACAGCGGCATCTGTGCTTAGATTGACATATTGGCTGTTTGTAAGACCTGAATACCAAGAGTTCCAAGGGTAACTGCCCTGTGTTCTACATTTTTGAATAATTAGCTCTGGAGCTACACCAAGGTTATGAGAAATTTCCTGTGCCGATGACGAACCCGTGTAGACCACAATATCAAAGAACCCCGGCGCTCTCCTAAACGAATAAATTAAATATGACGCCGCAGAGCTAAAAGCACTCATTGCTCCGTCATTAAAGTCAAAAAGTCTTGCTAAACTAGCGTTTCCTCCAGTACCACTGCTATTTGACTGCAAATAGTTTATGCCAGTTAGTCTATTAATAAAATAATTGCCATCACTGCCGGTTGGATTTCTTTCTATAAAAAAGTCTACTGGAAATCCAGTAGTCACAACCGGAGTAGTGTTTTGTCCATATCTAACATCAAACAAATCAGTAGCCGCAAACTCTGATGCTGGCTTGTGAGGTCTGCGGATAGCCATATAGATAAAAGTACCGCCATTAGAATTTAAGGAGCTACCGTTATTTGTTAATTTAAAACCAGATGCCGTCGGTTGTATCCAATCATAGCTTGTGTATTCAGCGGCAGTAGTACTTGGTCGCAAATATGGATCATTTCCGCCAGAACTCATGCCTCGCATATTGTCTGCCATGATCCAATCTACAGCCCCTGTATTTTTTATTAATACCCACTGCGCCTCAAATCCAAGGTCAATCTCAGGGCCGTTTGTGCTTCCATTACCCGTGTAAGTCCCACACTTAATAATTGACTCGTCGGAGTCTGTGCCAAATTCTTGGGCATCGTGGGCGAATAGGTAGGCTATATATTCATAACCACTTGCATTAACATCGCCGTCCCAACCTATAGTAAATTCCGTAGCTGTCGGCGCAGTCTGCCGCCAGTAGTCACTGGTTGCACGGCCATTTGCGACATCTAAGTACATGCTATAATTTTCTGGATTAGAGGAGTCCATCTTTCTGTGATAAACAGCCCAATTTGCAGTATTACTTGTACTTTTTACAATAATCATTCCCGGCACAGAGCCTAAATTATGGCTTAAAGTTCTAGCCTGTCCGGGAGAGCCATTCCCCGTATACGTTACAATATCAAAGAACCCCGGCGCTTTGCGGAATGTCCAAGAAACGTAGTCATAACTAGAACTGTTTATGTAGCTACTGCTTCCTACAGTAAAACCATCACTATTAAAGGACGTTAGTGTATTCGCCTGAGTCCCTTCGTTTGTACTTGAGTTTGAATAGAGCCTCTTCAATGGGCCTGATTCGGTATTAAACAGGTGATGATCATTTGTTGCTGTTCTGCTCTTTATCCAAACCAAGCCACCCTCATTGGCAAGGTCAATCCCGTTATCTACGCTAAACGAATTGCCGTCTTTACCATACAAAAACGTAGAAAACACATCGTCAACGTAAACAGGATCGCCAGCGTTACCAGCCGCCGCCTGTTGTAAAAACCTACCTACGCTCATCCTAGTGCCTGCCCCGCTGTAAAGCCGTACCAGTTAGTCCCACCGTCGTATGTGTAGAACACGAATTGATCCACAGCAGAAGCTGTAGCTGTCAGAGTAGGCGCTGTAGCGCTAGGCCAATCAACAGACGTAGGCCACGTTACAGTGTATCCAGAGGCTCCAGAGTCTTGGACAACCTTGAGTGACATTGCGTAGGCTGTGCTGTCGTTGAGGGAGGATGAGGTTGTTGCGTACTCATGTACCTTTCTACCACTATAGCCTATAATAAACATTTTTGCGCCGTCAGAACTAAAACGTATCCCAGTAGGGCTAGCTTCTTTAGCCGCTACTGAAAAACTTGTAGACGAATAAGAAGCCGTACTAATATCAAACCCTGTCGTTAAGGTATATTCATACACGGAATCATTAGTTCTTCCAATAACAAACATTTTAGTTCCGTCGCTATTAAAATCTAATCCAGTAGGGGTAAGGTCTTCAGAAGCTACTGAGAAGTTTTGGGTATAGGAAGCTGTACTAATATCAAATCCCGTAGTTAAAGCATATTCGTTTACCTCATCGTCGGTACGCCCAACAATAAACATTTTAGTCCCATCGTTATTAAAAGTTATTCCTTCTGGAGCGGCTTCTTGGGACGATACAGAAAAGTTTTGAGTATAAGACGCAGTGCTTATGTCAAATCCTGTGGTTAAAGCATATTCATTTACATCTGCACCGGAATTGCCCAAAACAAACATTTTAGTCCCATCGTTATTAAAAGTTATTCCTTCTGGCTGTGTGTCTTGAGAAGCTACAGAAAAGTTTTGAGTATAAGAAGCTGTACTAATATCAAATCCCGTAGATAGGGCATATTCATTTACATCATCATCGTTATATCCAACAACAAACATTTTAGTACCGTCAGCGTTAAACGCTAGATCAGTGGGAGAGAGTTCTTGAGAAGACACTGCAAACTCTGCCGTATGAGACGCACTACCTATCTGGTAATAACTAACAGCAGGCGCTCCACTAGCCGGCGGGTTGCTAAAGGCTACAGTGGTGTTTGCGTCTAGTTCGGTTTCAAAGACGTTAGCGTTTTCGCAGTCAAAGGTTGTGCTGTAAGTTGTTGTAAGCAAAGAATACTGATATACAGAATGGCTACCACTACCTGCCACATACATTTTTGAGCCGTCGTTATTAAAGAAAACTGCTTGAGGGTCGGTCTCTTGCGTTTGGGCGCTAAAGCTGACGGAATCATAAGAAGCTGTGCTTAAATCAAAAGCAGTACTTAAACTGTACTGGTAAATAGTATCATTAGTACCACCTGCTATAAACATTTTAGTACCAGTAGCATTAAACGCCAATCCTCTTGGCTGAGTATCTTCGCTACTTACACTAAAGGTCACAGAATCAAAACTAGCAGTACTCATGTCATAGGCCGTACTACAACTATATTGATTAACATCATCTCCACTTACACCTACAACATAAAACTTTGTCCCGTCGTTATTAAACACAAGCTCATTAGGTTGTGTTTCTTGGCTAGAAACGCTGAAAGTTACGGAATCGAAACTAGCAGTGCTTAAATCAAAAGCCGTGCTTAAACTGTATTGATTTATTTCGTCACCGCTGTCACCAATAATGTACATCTTGGTTCCATCGGGTTTAAATGTAATTCCTCTTACTGCTGATTCTTGGCTGGTTACGTTAAAAGAAACAGAATCATAAGAAGCTGTTGAAACGTCATAAGCAGTACTTAAACTGTATTGGTAAATCAAATCATCAGAATAGTTAACCATGTACATTTTTGTGCCACTAGAATTAAACGCAACTCCAGTAGTGGAATTTCTTTGAGAAGCAAAACTAAAAGACTTGCTTTCATAGGCGGCATTATTAATAGTATAATAACCTGTAGAAGCTGAAACACTAGAAACCTTTTTAAAAGTCTCGTTGTAACTATCAACCAGCAGTTCGCCTGTGATGTTTACGTCGCCTGTGTAGTTAGCACCTACCTTAGAATCAAGCTGTGTTTGTATCGCTGACGTAACGCCGTCTGTGTAGTTGAGTTCTGCTGTAGTTGCTGTAACGCCGTCAAGAAGATTTAATTCTGTAGCAGTACTTGTAACGCCATCAAGAATATTTAACTCTGCCGCTGTTGAAGTTACTCCATCAAGGATGTTTAGTTCTGCGGTGGTTGATGTAACACCATCAAGTATATTAAGTTCTGCGGTGGTGCTTGTTACACCGTCTAAGATATTAAGCTCTGCCGCTGTTGAAGTTACTCCATCAAGGATGTTTAGTTCTGCTGTAGTGCTTGTGACTCCATCAAGAAGATTAAGTTCAGTAGCTGTTGCCGTAACTGCTACATCTTCATTTATTTTAGGAGATGTTAAAGTTTTGTTAGTCAGTGTATCTGTTGTTGCACGACCCAGTAGAGTGTCAGTAGACGCAGGTAGTGTTAGTGTTACATTACCGCTGTATGCGCTGTGTGCGGCTGACTGAAGTTGTGTATAGTGTGCGTTACTAGACTCACAATAAAACTTAATGTTTGATACAGAGCCAGAGTTTTTAAGAACAATTTCACCAGACTGAATATCTACATTGCCATCAAGCCTTACAAGCCCTGTACCGTTAGGCGTAATAGTTATATTACCGTTTGATACGCTAACTATGTCTTGACCATTTACATCAAGACTACCGCCCAACTGTGGCGTAGTATCTTCAACAACATTAGAAATTTCTGTTCCTGCTGAAAGTCCAGCAACCAAAGCGCTTCTAGTAATTTTCTTTAGTCCACCACCAGAAGTGTCTACAGCTAAAAGCACATCATCATTTGCAACTGTAGATATTTCAGAAAGATCTCCTACGGCTGTAGGATTAAAGTTTGTTCCATCTGCAATAAGAAGATGACCAGAAGTGTTTGTTCCCATTACAAGGTCATCACCACTAATCGTTAAATCGCCTGAAATAGTAAGATTTCTTATGCCTGTATAATCTTTGTTTGCATCCAAAACAACAGCTTTAGAAGCAATTGCTGTACCTATTGCGGTACTACCTAAGTCTAAAGCGTTTAGTTCACCCACAACGGCTGTAATACCATCTAAAGTATTAAGTTCAGCCGCCGTAGAAGTTACACCATCTAAAATATTTAATTCAGCCGCTGTTGACGTAACACCATCTAAAATATTTAATTCTGCGGCTGTAGAAGTTACACCATCCATTATATTTAGTTCGGCAGTTGTGGCTGTCACACCGTCCATAATATTTAATTCAGCCGCTGTAGCTGTGACACCATCCATAATGTTTAGCTCTGCGGCTGTAGCAGTTATGGCAGTACCATTAAAGTTAATAGCGTCTACGTAGGCTGTACCGTCTATATACAAATCTTTAAACTCAAGAGAGCTTGTACCTAAATCTATATCACTGTCTGTAACAGGTACAACTGCTCCATCTTGAATACGAATCTGTTCTACTGCGGCACTAGAAACTTCTACAAAAAAGCCCCAACGATTGTTAGTTTCATCAACTACAATTTTGTTATTAAAATCTAAATCACCAATCGTATGGATGTTACCGCCTTCTCCAGCAGTACCGTCGTGTCTATGGCCTGTAGAAGATGCAGAAGTATTAGAATATGCAAAAGAGTTGAGAAGTTGATTGTACTCATCATTAAATAATGCGGCAGTAATTGTATCGCCATCTGCAAATGTACTTTGTCGTGTATAACTTTGGGCCATTATTATCTCCTACCTGATGGCATATAGTCTATGTAAAAACCATTGACCGCATAAGGACTTTTTGTATCACTTGATCTAAGTCTAAGACTAACTGTATTTCCACTTCCTTCTACTGGTTGTCTAAACATTGGATCAGATCCTGCACCAAATGAGGCTGTTCCAAATGTAGAGGTTCCAAAAATAGCAGGAAGAGGAATAGTATCAAGTGTATAGTCTGAAGGTTGTGGTATACTTACGTCATGGTAATCATACCGCAATCTTAAAACTGGTGTTAAGTTACCTTCTGGTGAAAAAGAAGTGCGAATATATTTTAAAGTCTTTCTTGTCCCTATATCTCCACAATCAAAATCAGGAGTTTCATAAAGAGCCGTAATATTTGTAGCGCTGTTCTCTTTTAAAAAAGTATCGCCTGTATCATGGTTATAAACGTAACCGTCTTTGTCGCCATGAAAAGAAACTTCAATACCGTTACTATTAAAACCTGAAGCAAAGCCTAAAGCTTGGATGCCTTTAGTTTCAGACCATTCAAAACCTTGGCCTGTAAAGGTTCCAATGATACCTTTTGCAACTGAAGGATCTTCAGAAATTGTTGAATAAAATAATCTATATTGAGATTTAGCTCTTATAACATCACTTGTAACAATAAAAGAATCAATAGATGTTGTTAATGTTGTTATGATTGATTGTATTTGTCTTGAGATAGAGCTTAACTCTACGTCACCAATCCTTGCTGTACCTGCAACTGTTCTTAGACCATCAGGCGCTAAAAAGACTAAATCACCTCCAAATTCTTGAATACTATACCCGTTGACACAGCCTACATTTTCTGTAATAGGATCTATGCGAACATTTGAAGAATCGTTTATATTTATAAGTTTATGAATACTATTTTGCGTAAAGACAATTAAGTTTTCGCGGAAGCCTTTAATACCTTGTACTTGATCTGAAATTGCTACAGCGCCTGCACCAGAACCACTAAAATCTGTAGCATCATTATAAACACTATAATAAACTGTATTTAAATTAGCGCCAACACCAGAAGCAATAAGATGGTGGTCGTGTACTGTAATATATTTTACAGGATTTGTTCCTGCCACAGCTATTTCTTCTGCAAAAAATGTACGAGTATTTAAAAGGCCCGTACCTTCCATGCGAAACATATATAGTTTGTTTGCACCGTCTGCAATAACTAGCTGTCCATAATTAAAAGCCGCACCTTCAATTAGTGCAAATTGACACTGGCCTTGATCTGTACGTGTTAAAGTTGATCGACCTGTAAAGGTTGTATGATTATCTCCATTAGCATGAACAGAACTACGATTTATTTGTAACCATGAATCGCCATCATTACTAAAAAAAATATCTGTACCAGAACAAACAACAACCCCATCACCATATGGCTGAATACCCAAAATAGGGTTAGTACTGTTTGGGCGAGCAGTCCCATAGGCTGTAAAGCCATTTATTCGTCTATAGCCTCCGTCTGGATCAACCTCAAAGTTTTCAAGAACTCTTGCAAAACCGGGATTACCTAAAAGCTCAATAGAGTTTAAGTTTGTATTTAAACCACCTTTACATGAAAACCCAAAAGCCTGAGACATTAGACAAGCCTCATGCGATCATCTTTGATGTACTTAGGTGCTGGAAACATTAGAGCGTTCTTCATAAGTCGTAAGCCTCTACGATATTCTTCTAGGGCTAATGCGGCTGGCTGAATGTTTTCTTTAAATTGATGTACGTAGTATCTGGCTCTAGAAAGCAATACAGTTTTATATACATCTGGAAAAACAATCGCATCACTATGTGCTGACAATTGTGTAGGCTGATTAAACGCAAAGAAATGAATGCGATATACTTTGTCGGGTATAGGACTCAATCCAAAGTTACGTCCATCACTACTACGAAAAACTCTGCGAGGTTCACCCCCAACAGCGGCATCTGCATCGTCTGAATTTTCTTGGGCGCGATGATAATCTTTCCATTCTTCTAAGGTTATAAACTTTAGGTTCTGACTGACGTAGGGGGCTGTTTCGCCTGATACGCCTACTGTAGTCATGTAAAAGTCATCCCAATCTACATAGCCATAGTCATCTACCAAAGATGAACTAGCGGCTTTGATTTCATACCAGCGTTGATTAGCAACTGTTTCGACAGTTACATTACCGTACAGCGGGTCTGTAGCACCGCTTTCACCTACAGAAAGAAAAGGCCACTGAGGTTCTTCAAGAACAATGTCAAGGTACGCACGATTAATGCAGTCTGTTACGTGAGCTTGTATTCCAATAGCAGAAGAAAAACTACTTGAAGTTAATACAACTTCGTTCATTTCTCTTAACAATTCATTTGTAAGCTGTAGGTATGTAGTCGCCATTATTTTTTATGAACCTTTTGTATTTCAAAGTTGGCTGATTTACTAGCTCCTTTATGAGACTTGAAACCATCTTTAGGATCTTTCATTAGTTTGTAACTGGCTCCACTCTTCATCCAGTGATAACCTTTAGGCGCAGGGACTTTCATTTTTGACGCATAGACTCGTTATAGTCCATTCCCATACAAGCCTTTTCCATATCACGAATATTGTTGTAGACTTTACCGCCTTCAGCTTTTTCCATGCGATAAACGCCGCCCATTGTGTATGAAGAACGAGCTTTACCGCCATAGCTGTATGCTTCTTTCTTTTCTTTCCTTATCATACTGCTTTCTCCTTCTTACCAAAAATACGATCATAGTTGTCTTCGTATTTTTTGCGGTCTTCGTTTTTTAAATATTGTCCACTTATTTTTATTTTCTTTGTGGGACTCATCCTAATAGGATTTTTTTCACTTCCAATCTGTGGCATATTAAAACTCCGGAGGTCTTTCAAATCTAGTCTCGCTGTCAGCGGTGGTATGTCCACCATGTCCACCTGTTGTTTCCTCAGAAAAAGTTGCGTTACTTTTACGCTTGTTTTCACGGTCATTTAAAGCGCGACGTAGTTTGTCTTCTAAAGCACCTATGCCTTCTTTAGCCGCTTTGCTTACAACTACAACACTTCCTCCAAAATATTGTTGCCTTTCTAAATCCATAATACTTTTGTATTTCATATGTAACTCCAGAAAAGAAAAGGGGGAGTATTTCATCCCCCTATTGTTTTTAGTCGATACCGTAGAAAGCCGAAACAAGGGCTTCTGGACGGAGTACTTTAGCACCATATACATGGAGGCCACGTACAATATCACCAAAACTTGATGGATCACGAATCACTTCTGTATTCACGATGGTCTGTGCAGTACAGGTAGATGACATGTGACCAGCAATACACTTACCAGCCGCGTTAGTAGTCGTCGCAATGTTGTTGGTCTTGTACATATCAAAACCACGCAACTTACCAGAGCTTACCAAACCATTACGGATGGAGCCTTGGCC